AAAGACTTCTTCTTCGTCCTCCCCTTCCTCTGTCTCGTCCCAAGGTGTAAACGGCTCATCTATTCTTCGGTCTATTCTTATAACATCAGCTTTTACGAAGCCGTTTGCTGGGAAGTTTAGAGTAGAACTCATTAAAATGAGCCTGTAAGTGTTAGTCCTTTCGCTATAAGCATAAACTCCATGGTTATCATCGCTGTTGTGTACAAAAAAATAAACCACTCCTAAACTTTCATCTCTAACACTACCTATAACAGTGTTTTCTCCTTGAACTGGAGTAATATTAGATAAATGGGAGTCATTGTCGGAAGACATACTTACGGGGTCTGTCCCTCTTATGTTCTTTATGGCACCACTACCACCATCCGCGTCGCCAGTAATGATAATATTAAGTGCGTCCAGCAAAGCCGAAGGCGCTTTTAGGCGATTATCCTTTGATGTCTCTAGAGCCCTTGGTGACAGCTTATCAATCATACCTTAGGAGACTGTCTGAAGTTTTTGCTAATTACATGGAGGGCCTCTTGCTTAGTGAAGTTGCTCATTCTAGAATTAGCTTTTCGTCTTTCGTTGTAATACTCAGCTCTAGCCCTAGACTTTTCGGCCATAGGGACGGTAGATTTACGCTCTATTAGTTTGTAATACATGTAGGATCTTAAGGCTTCTTCTATGTATACGTGAATGTCTGGATTAGCAGAACGAGCCTCATCAGCTACGTACTCTATAACAACCTCTGAGTAACCGCTTCCTGCCTCTATTTCGAGTCTGTTCTGGTCTAGGTTAAGCCTATATGCCCCTAAGCTTCCCCCGCCGCCTAAGCCGTATAAACGACCATTGGTGCTGCCCTGCACAAAATTACTGAAGATGTATGAATCAAAGGTCTCGCTTAAGCTGTCCCCGCCTCCGCCTGTAGCTCCCTTAGCATCAATACGGTTAAATACTCCATCACTATCACTGTCTGCTGCGTCGACTGCCGTATTCACCGCTGTCCCAGCTGAGTTAGCGTAAGTCTGTGAGTAGTTAATGTGTTTGTTTGAAGGGAAAACGTAAACCTTTCCGTCAGCCCCCACAATGCCAACCTTAGTTAAGTCAACAAAATCGTCTGGCAGCTCAACCGTGTTGTTGTCTTTGTTTATGGTTAGTTTCAATGAACGAATCTTTTTAGACACATCAAAGCCCATTTCTCTAATCCCTCGCAAAGCTATATTTCGGACAACCATCTCGGAAGAATGAGTTGTATAGTCGTCCCCTTCTTGTATTAACATGAAGTCTCCAACGACTTGATCTAGTGCTACTGTATTTCTTGCCATTATGCTTGTGTTTCTTCAGTTTGTCCGTACGAGTACAGATCCTTATCGTTAATTTCAATACCTAGCATTTTAACCACCTCGGCAACTAATTCAGGCTCGTAATGTACAGGTAGCTCAAAGTCTTGACTGTTGTCTTCATTAAAGACCTCTAGATGCGCTCCATCAACAGAAAGGACACTAATGTTGTATAAAGGTGTTTTAGGTACTCTATAGTACGTTAAATCGATTCTAGAGAGGGATGTAGGGAATACCTCTATGTCGTCGGAGATAAGGGCTACAGGATTTGTTTTAGTTGGAGCTGATAAAGTACTCGCTAATAAGTGGTTAAGCTTCTCTTCTTCTCTTATTAAGTGTATGATTGTTTTTACCGAGCCTCTGAGGCCAGGAATATTACAAGAGATTATAACAGAAAAATCTAAAGGCTTGTTAAATACGCCAGTGGATGAATTCTTTTGAAGGAGCGTTGTGGTAGCCAATGGGGACAGGTCTGTTTTAGAGCGGTCTACCATAGAGTTAATAGAAGGGCCGTCGACGTTTTGGCGCCTTAGTTTCCTTCCCACAACAATGTCTTCAAACATTTCGCTGTAGATGTTAAGTTGTGCTAATTTAGCAAAGGAGTTGAACACCTCTGGCGAGACAAAGCCTTTTTGATCTTTGTTGGCTAGATTCTTAACTGTTTCGTATACTGATTGTACGCTTACCATTTCGGTTTTATTTGTTACAAATATACGAAAAAGGCCAGCATTGCTGCTGGCCTCTCTGTTTATGTGTTATCGCTTGTTAAGCTAGCCTTTCGAGCTGTTGTTCTATTTCAGATAAAATCGATGCCCCCTTCTCTGTTAGGCAGAAGCGCGTTAGGATATCTTCTGGCTCCTGACCGTGAGGCACGGAGACAATCAAAGAGTTAGAGTCAAACCACCTAACTGACGTTGCGTTTGATTTTAACATCTGATAATCAAAGGCTTGACGTATTGTAGCCTTAGTCTTTACCATAGGGTCATCAAAAGCGTTGATAAACTCCGTTGGCTTCTTTTTAGCTATTTTAAGTAGGTCAAACTTTATTTCACTTGACTTCTTATCTATGTTCACTTTAAAGTAAAGAGCAACCGATAAAAGATCGTTCATCTCTGCGTTTTTAAGTATAGAGACAGCATCATGTACTGCAAACTCCTTCTTAATCTCTACCTCCGCATCATTCTTTTTGTCTACAATTTTAAAGGACTTCCCTCCGTTAACAACATTTCCTGGATGAATTTCCATGAAAAATCGCAAGGCTGGGTCGTTGGCAGGGACAGTTAGGTATCCATTTCTAAATATAACAGGAGCAGACGCGCTGTTTTCTAACTGCTCATCTTTCCAAATGGTAGGTTCAGACGGTGAATAATTAGCAAATCTAACCTTGTCTGTTTCTTTGTCATGAATACGGATGCCTCTGCTCATAAGCATATAAGCGGGCCCTTTATTCTTTATTGATTCGTAAACACAAGCTTTTGATTCTCTTATGTCTTGCTTAATAGCAGGACGCTTTTTAGATTTTGGGGCTTGAGGCTTAGGAGCCTCCATTACTGGCGCCTCCATTGTAGGAATTGAGTCTGTCGCCGCTTCTGATGTTTCACCTGGCTTAGATAAGCCTTTGGTGCGTTTTGTTTGTTTATTCTCCATTATAATTAAATATTAAATTAAAAGTCGTTGCAAATATAGTTAAGAAGTTTTAATTGCGCTTGAGCCTGTGTAGCGAGTGTTCCAGTCCATTTCTAGGATAATTGTAGCAAACCAGTTTTGAGATCCGCTTAAGTCTCCGTCACTCTGAATTGTTATGGATAGATTTTGGCCTACGGTAATTGCTGCGCTGTCAAAAGAAAAATAAAGAACATCATCATCGTTGGTGGCGGCCACGCTTGACACAACTTCAGTTTCTATTATTGACTTAGTTAATGGTGATGCGCCTATGTCTGATGACTCAACCCCCACGGTTACATTGCCTGATCCTGTAGTGGTGTAGGGGAGTTTAATTAAAACACTATTTACCTTAAGGTTACATGGGGCCAAGTAGTCAGTAATAGTGTTTCCGTCGGTAGTTTGTTCGCTTGAAGACTGAGTACTTATAGGTAGGTAATGCTTTATGGTTCCTAGATCATCAAAAAAGTTTGCTGTAAGAGTTTCAAATGTCTTGGCAGTCAAAACACCGTCAAGCTGTAAGTTCCCAGACTCGTCAAGATTAGCTATCTCCGTAGTAGCATTGTTTTTAAAGCTGAACGACTGGCCTGTTTCGTCAGAGTCGTTATCTATAATGAAAGTCATGTTCCCGTCAGACTTAATGCTTAGGTCTAAGTCAGCAGATCCTTTGTATTCCAGAGAGGTAGTGGTTGCGGCTCCTGTTACGTCACCACCATTGACGTTAAGGGTTTCGCCAGCCATATCAACAGTACCTCCCATTGTTAAAGCTGAGAGAGTCCCCACAGAAGTTAAAGAAGAGGCTGTTACCGTAGCCTTTAAAGTGTTCCCACTTAATGTGCCTGCGGCCGCTGTAACCGTTATGTCCGCCGTACCATCAAAATTAACCCCGTTAATCGCTCTTGCTGTTGCTAAGGCTGTTGCCGTTGCTGCTAGCCCTGCCCCCGCTAAAGAAGTTGTAATACTCGTTATACCCGTAACATTAGGTGTAAAGTATGTTCCGTTCACAGCGTCATATTTAAGTGAGGCTGAAGATCCCGAAGCAACTTGTTGCATCATAGCTTCAACAACAGAAGAAGCTTTACCAGAGGTAACGGTAAGTACTACAGAGACTGTAGCGTCCTTTCCATCTTTAGAGTTAGAGAAGTATAAAGTTACCGTTGTGGCGCTTGTGTACTCTGTGTGTGACAAAGAGTCTGTCGGCAAGGTTACCATATCGGTAGCAGTCTTTATAAAAAGGAAATTTCTCATGATCCACAAATATACGAAAAAGAAAAAGACCCCTTAATGGAGCCTTTCTCAAATAGTATAGAAATCTAGCGTTATGCTATTTCTGGAGCAGTTGCCCCGTCAACATCGTTACCTAGTTCAATTGCTCTCCAGCCACCAGCAGTCCACATAAGGATTACAAAGTCACCAGCATCAGCAAATGCAATAGTTGCACCGTCTGCAAAGTTGCTAGGAGTTAATGTCCCAACACCCCCGTCAACGATAAGTGTAACTTTCTTCATTTGGCCTACTTTAGAGCCATCAGCTAGTGTTCCAATTTGTGCATCTGTGGTAGTCCACGCAGTGTAGTATTCAGAAACTGTAATAGCTCCTGCACCTGATAAAGCTGCTTTAGCAGCGTCTTGATATAAAGGAAAAATCATGATTGTTTTTTTTTTAAAGTTAAAAAGGGGGACTGAAGGCTTGAACCTAGCCCCCCTTTCTTACTTAGTTAATATATCAGGCTCCGCGAAGGATTACGTGCTGGTTAGCAGCGCGAGTCACTAATTGACACTCTGAACGGTAGTGGAACTTTGCGATATCGCTATCGTCAGTTTTGTTACCAATCACAGCACCACCAGTTACCCAGTGCTCTAACTCACGAGAATACCCGTTAGACTCTTTATAGATCATCTCTAAAGATGGCGCTTTATTGCCAGATTTAGGATCTACATAAGAAGCCAAAGGAATCATTGCTCCGCGATATTCTGCTGCTGTCATGCCCCCAACAAGTGTAGGGTCATTTAGAAGCTTCCAATCGTGCTTGTGGAAAGTGTAACCTCCACGAGTGAATGATTTAAAGCCTAGCTTCACTGCCATGTCAGCATCGTTGTTAAACGCGCCGAACTGACCAGCCAAACCTGCAGTATTCTGTGTAGCAATACCGTTAGCTAGCATATCATCGATATCAAGAGAAGTTCTGCGATCAATGTACATAGCGTACTCAGCAGGTGCTCCCTCTTTATCAAGTTCTAACAAAACATTATCAATGTCAGCCATAGAATCAAAAATTCTAGAAGAACCGTCTGAAGTAGCCGTTATTCCACGAGCTGCAACAGCCGCAAAGTAACCTTCTGATCCAGCAATATCTCCAGGAAGTCCTGAAATAGTCGTTCCTGCCTGATCGTTTTGATTTCCTTTTTCAGAAAAGAGCATCATCATCTCACGCTTATCTACAAAGCGGTTGCGAGTTTCCTGCTCCCCTTTGATGTACCAACGGTAATCGCCGTTTCCAACGTTTACATATCCAATATTAGTCGCTTGTGAACCACTTACTTGGTAAAGGTCTTTAACGATGTTGTAAGAATTACGAAGGCGATTTAAGCCATGCTGTTTGTAAGCACTTAAGCTTGTTGTTGATCCCTGTGCGTGAGTGTTACCAATTAAAGCCCAAGACGCAGTTTCACCCTCCATTAGTGAAGAAGCGTCCGTTCCGTCCATGCGCGATAATATAAACCCATCAGCATCAGCAGTAGATCCATCAGTAGCAACATTAAGTATAGTTAGAACGTAAACAAGACCTGTTGCGTGACTTAGTAAAACATCTCCAACATTTAGATATGTCTCAGGAGCTACATTTGCAACCCCGTCAACAGAAACAGCTACACAGTGTAGTGCCTTTATTCCCGAAAGATCAGCAGACGATATTGTTGTTGCACCTGTCACAATTTTAGTGTGACGGCGGCCTTCCTCGTACCATTCTACGAAGTCAGCAGATCCACCAGCGCGTACTGCGCCAGTCATTTTTAAGAATCCAGTAATACCTTGATCTCCATAGATCTTAGCTAACTGGTCTTTTACGTCGGGGGCGTTACCTGTAAGTAACTCCTCAACAGTTGTATATTTTTCAGGTGATGTAGCAAAGCCTCCTCTTGAGACGGCTTGATCTGCAACATTACCTAATGGTGTGGTTATAGCCATTATTTCTTATTTTAGATTTTAAAAGTAGTAGTGCTGCCAGAGCCTATGATTTGTTTTAATTGCTCAGCAACACTGTTAACATTTTGTACGTTAGAACGTTGAGCGGTATCCATGCTTACATTCGCGGCCTTATCAACTAAACCTCTCTGACCGTCTCCTCTGCCCTGTTTGTAGGCGGCTGAAACAATATCATCGATGTTGTCCATAATGGCTCTTTGCGAATTCAAAGCATCGTAATCCCAACTCCCGTCCTCTCGGACAAACGAATCGAAATAATTATCTAGACGGGAATTCTGGTCCTTCAGCTGACCTTTATACTGGTCATTGAGTCCGAACTGAAACGATTTTCCGTTTCCTAGATCGAAATCCAAACCTGTAAGGCTGTCAACCTCTTTAGACATATCAGAAAGCCATTTGTCATTGACAATTGATTTTGAACGAGCGGCCTCAACTTCGGGAGCATTATACTGTTGGCGGATGCCTTCAATATTCTCCTTTGCTTTAGAGGCGTCGATTTTAAGTTGCAAGTGAGACAGCTTCATCTCGGACTCTGAATAGAGGTCGGAATCAAGCTTGTACTTATCTGCAACGAGCATGTTAATTTCGTCGGGAGCTAAGTTTGGATACTCAGAAGCGAGCGAAACTCGCACTGCCGTTGCGTCATCCATTTCAGATGTATTCAACGACTGGTATGCAAACCAATCCCTTGGCGGACGACCTGTATTTTCAACAAAGTCGGATATTGCCTTAACACGCTCGTCTAGCTGACGAGCTTCTTCTTGCGGTGCGTTAAATTCATCTAGGCTACCTATCTCTCTTCCAAGCTTTTCGCTTAGAAAGTTAAGGACAGAAGTTTCGATTTCATCATCGCTATATTGAGGTTCTGAGCTTTGAGGCTCAGTCCCTTGTGTTTCATTATTAAAAGACTCAGGAGCGTTCCCTTGAGTCTGTTGCCCTATCATTGGTTCTGATTGAACCTCTGGTTGAGAGTCTACTTGAGTTTCTGGTTGAGTTTCTGGTTGAGCTTCGCTAGTTTCAGCTGCAAATGACTCTTGTAACTGTTCTGGTGAATCAACAAACTCTACTTTATCAAACGATTCTTCGTTTTCCATTTTAATTAAATTATGTAGTTAATGTCTTTTATGATCCAAGGTGTGCAACAACAGATCCTGAAGCTAGGTCAAACTCAGTCCATTGACCGAAGATTGTCATACCTGCTGGAAAGGAGTCGCCTACTACCACTTGGATGCCGCCACTCCCTCCTGCTGAAGCCGCTGCTTCTGTGTTCATGTACTTTGCAGAATTTGTGGCAATTAAGCCACCAGACGAATCAAACGTAGTTGCTTCTAGAAAGGTAATAGAGAAGAAATACTTCCCTGCTGGGGCGACAACCGCATCAGTAGAGTTACTGAAAACACTTCCGTATTCGCCAGAGGCTGCAGCGTTATTATTACTTGTATTGGATAGTCCCATGGTTATGCTAAATTAACTGCCGAACTGTCAAGTCCGAATGTTGCGTATTCTACGATTTGGTCTATTTTAGTCCCGTAAGCTTTAAACGTTTGGTCTTCCTTAACTGGTAAGAAAGCAAACTCACCCCCACCTAACTTGAGGACGACGTCATTAGCTGTATCGTTGTATAAGTAGACATAGTCTTCTTTATCAGAAGCAAGGTTTTTTATGTAAACATAAGCGTTTACTAATTTTTTATTAGCCTTGTATATAACAAGAGCGTTTGCATGTACACCCACTTGAGAAGTTTTTCCTCTAGAGATGTTGCCTCCATCAGCTAATACTGTTACCGCAGTAGATAAATCTACAGCCGTAGTAAATACGTCAGACGAAGTAAGCTTTAAGGTGGCTCTTAGAGTGCCCATTATGCTTCAAATACTACCATGTACTCTATAGTCATGTTGGTTGCAGATGTATCTATGTCAATGTCATTCGCCCCGTCCCAAGGAAGTAAAGCCCAGTCTCCAGCATATATGCGACCTAAAGCCACGTTACTTGAGCCAATGGTAATCTTTATAAATTCAGCCGCCGTGCTAGAAGTGTTCTTAATGTAAATCTTATGAGCTTTATCAGCTGTATAGCCAGCCGCAGCTAAGAGGGTGCCGTTTGTCGTTGCGGAAGCGTAGAACTTTCTAGCCACACCAGTAGTCTGGTCTAAGCCTGTTAATACTCCAGCTTTCGTAAGGGTTGCTGTAGTAGACAGAGCCAAAGAGTCGCCTGTAAGGTCTGAACTAGATAATGTTAAAGTAGCAGTAGTAGTTGCCATTGTAGTTTATTGTTAGGTTGTTGTTTTTGCAAATATAAGGACTAATTAGTTAACCTTTTGGGTTAAGTCCATCACCCTATGTATTTCTTACCCAGGAGTCTAGCTAACCCTTGAGACTTTTGTGAACCAATGTCAGAGTTAAACACTCCAAGCGCAGCAATATAAGCTCCTTTCCCTTCTGCGGCACCTGGGAGGGAAGGCTGAGCCATACCAATAGCATCAAACGACAGCTTAAATCCTACTTCATGAATTTGTTCAGAGGATACAATGCTTCTAGATGAAGCGTCATAGCAGAACATATTGCCAGAGGCGTCCCTTCTAATAACTAAAACATATGGAGTTGCTGCGGCTGTAGGCTCGGCCTCTGTCGTGGCTATCATCCATTTTTGAAGGGAGGAATATAAAGCTGTATAGTTTTCGTCGCGAATTGAGACAGTGGTGGATGTGCGAGTGACTTTACTTAGAACGTTAACACTGTGGCCAATGCTATTGGCCGATTTAGTTGAGATTAATGTTGGGCTAAATGCTGAGGCAAACCCTGTTTCATAACCAAAGACAGCATACATAACAAAAGCTCCTGTAGTTGAAAACTTATTAGCTAAGTTTAAATAATCCCAAGCTGAAAGCGAACTGTCTGCAAAATACAATGCTCCTAATGGGGCTTTAAAAGGATTGTCAGCGGCTATCCCATCGTATACAGGTTCGTTTGCTGCTACACCTCCTGTAGAGGCATCATATGTTGTGCCTCCTGTACCATTATTAGTCCAAGCTGTTACGTTGAGTCCGTGAGTAAAGTTTTGTCCATCAGCCTGAAAAGCAATAGTAGCCGTTGGTAAAAGAGTGGTTAACGATAATGTGGCTCCTACAGAGTCTATAGCAATGCTATTGGCCGTTAGTGTTGCGATTACATTTATGTCTTCTTTCACGGCTAGCGAAGGAATGACGGTGGCTGGTATTTTGAATTCTACTGCCATACAGAAACATCATCATTGATGTCAAAACTACCAAAGAACCAAGTCTTTGAGTCTAATGTAGAGTTATTTGTGGCTTGAATGTCATACACGTATCCACCAGCAGCGACAGTCTCCATAGCCTGTCTAGTTGCATCTAGCGATAAAGTCCCGTCGGCGTAACCCACTAAAACAATGGTTGAAGAGGCTATAGCGGCAGGAGGGGAAGTAGATAGAACCACATTAGAGTCAATTTTTTCGTTACTAAATCTTACATCCATGGCAAAATTATATCCAGTTAAGTCCACAGCATCATCATTGGAGTCTTTTACAGTAACAGTAAAGGAGAGGCTGTCCCCTCGCTTCGTCGTTATATTGAGTTCCTCGGAAATATCAAGGTTAAGTTGTGTTGCCATTATGAGCTTAGTATTTGAGATATTGTTGAGTCAAGGCCGTTTTCTGGGGGAGCCTCTAGTTCGCCCCGTTTATCTTTTCGTTGTGAGAGAAGCTTCGATTGTTCAACTGCTTGTTTCTTAACGCGGTCATCCTTTCGATCCTCTTTAAGAACCTCTAGTTTTTCTTTAAACTCAGCGTCGTCAGTTTTAAAGCCTAGGGTGGCCTGAGCCTTTATCATTTCTATTTCTTTCCTAAACTCATGTAAAGCTTGTGCAACCTGCACTTCCGATTGAGCTTTAGCTTGGATTTTTTGCAGCTCCATTTGAGATTGCATTTGAAGGATCTGAGCCTGCCCTTGCTGTTGTGCCTGCTGAGCCTGCATAGCAGCTTGCTGTTGCTGTTGTTGCATCTGCATAGCCTCTTGCTGCATAGCTGCCTTACGCTTCTTTCGTCGTATAATCAGGAGTCTTTCAGCTTGATTTACATCCTTAAGGTCCCTTATAGCAATAATATCTTCTAAGTCTATTTCTTTCTGACCTAGAGAGATTTGTAACATTTGTTCTAAAGCCATCTTTTCTTGGTCTTCCATCTCCTTTACAACTTTTACTCCAAAGTTATACATTGATAGATCCTGGAAAGAAGATAAAACCTTCATGTTCTCTTCGCCAATAGCATTAGCATATACGCGGTAGAGGACAGATTCAGGTGGTATAATCTGTAGACACTTTACTACATCTTCTACTACCTTTCTGTAAAGGACCATAGAAGCATTAGTTATGTTGTATATAGCGTTGTTTGAAGCTTGCATAGCTTGCTCCCTCACCCCCACTAGATGCTCACCCTTAGGCGTCGTTGCATCCATCACTTCGTTGATACCCGTTGCGTCACGAATTAATCGCAAGTAGTGATTATAAAGCCCAATGAGCTCATTTATATTACGGATGCTGTTCCCTATCTCTCTTATTGGTGGGTTTTGGTGTCCACCTTCTGGGTTTTTGCCTCTGTAATAGAAAACACCCGTCTGCTCATAAATGTCATGCAGGTCTAACGGCTCTAACTCCCCTCCTTTACCTAGCTGTACATTTTCTAACCCGTCAATATCAATGATAAGCCCGTCTGGTTTAGCCTTAGCTATAGACTGTTGAATCTTAAGATGGGTTATCTGAAGCATATCCGCGAAGCCTACACAACTGTCTACCAGAGACTTAGGCATCATTGATTGCATGTTTACTGCAATGCAAGAGTAAGACATTCTAGCCCTAGAAATGTCATGGACATTCTTTGGTATATTCTTCTTTTTCCCGTAATCAAACAAGTACTCACACCCTAGTACATAGCTCCCGCCATAAACAGTGACTATGTTCATCTTATGAGCCGTGCGATCGTATATAGATCCGTGCTTTTCTTTGTAATTGGTTCCTTTGTAATAAAACCCTGTGTTACCGTATTGGCTTTCCTTTTCCTCAAAGTGATGACAGTCGACAGAAAGAAACTCAAAGTCTAAAACATCAACCATATAGGCGTCATACCCGTATGAAGTAGAGTTTTTTGCGTTATCGTAATAACTATAATTAAGTTGTGAAGCGTCATTTCCGTTAGATCCAGACACTTTCTGAGCTATCTTTTCATATTGCTTTTCGTCAAGCTGGTCGCCTGCTAACCTTTTAAGCTCTCCTATGCTTATGCTCTTTATGTGCCCAGCATACACCAAGTCATTCATCCCTGGATCCTCAGTCTTACTGTGAATAAACTTAGCTGGATCTACATAATCCGTCTTTATCCCGTAGTTGGGGTCGTTACTGCGCTTAACTACAGCCATTCCGCAGTTAACCAAGTCTTCTACTGACCTCCTTAGAATAGCCTCATTAAAATCATTCCACTCTAGAGTCATGTTAGCTCCTATCTGAGCCGCTATCTCCGCATCTGTTTTGATGCTCGTCCCCATAAATATCTCAGCTTCCTCTAAAGTCTCTGGTATCTCTGATGGGTCTTGGCCAACAACCATGCCTGTCTCGTCCTTTAGCTTTTGAAGCTCTGGCTTAGCTATGATAGCAGCCTCAAGCTTCTTTTTCTCTAGGTCTTTCATAGAAGAAGACAAAGGGTCTATAGCTTCTACGTTAGGATATGGGTTTTTTGAAAGTATATTGTTTACTACAATACGCACAAACTTTGGGAGGATGGGTACTGGAGTAAAGTCTAGGTTTAAAAGAGACCCTGACCCTCCGTTAGGATCTAAAGAAGTTAATAGCTTTTTATAAACCGTAGTGTCTTGGGTACCATTTGCATACTGTCTACTACGATGAAAAGTATTCATTCTTTTCTTATAGGTAGATTCCGAATCTGCGGCGCCCCCCCACTGAGACTCAATAGACTTAGCATAATCTAAGCCATAATCCTCCGTTTCTTTTTCGTTAGCGGGAGCTAAAGGATCTGGAAATCCCTGGGTTCTTTTCTTGTTGTTGTTACTGCTGTACATGGATGTGGAGTGTGCGCATTTTTGCAAATATACGAAACGTGGAGTTTACCTAGTAAACCTTAAATCGCCTAAAGAATTGTTTGTCAGAATAGTCGGCTCGCTCTTTCTTTTTGATTTTAGTTTTTTGAGCTGCTAGAAGTGCTAATCCCGAACTTATAGTAAGGTCAAAGCGAGTTCTGTTGGTTATATCATAGCCTATCCAGTCTTCTAAGGTTTCATTGAAATACATCCCGCCCATTTCTCCAGACTCATAATTACAGCCGACATGGTCGTGAATATAAGCCTCAATAGCATGAGCGTGGGACTGAATAACGTCCTGTGAGTTTGATGGGATACCCTTGGTTTTTGATTTAATCGTAGAGCTATTAGCAGCTAATAAGTGTTTAGGCCTGTCCATTAGGTATCCATCGTAACCCCTTGATTCAAAGTGTCTTGCGATACCGTACTTATTGTTCTCAATTAAGACAGGATAGCCATAAAACACAGCACACATTAATACATCTTCATAAAAGATCTTAGCTAAGGGTGGGCGAGAGGCGTATTCCACTATAAACGTGTTAGATGGGTGCTCCATGTTAAACTTATTGTACATGTGAAGAGCGCCTTTAGAGCCTCTTCCATCCACTGTTGCGTCTAAGTCATAAGAGTCTACTCCGCCACAGCCAAACTCAGCATTAGGTGCAACGCGTTTCCCTCGGTCTAGTTTTGTTTGGTTGCGGAGAGCTTCTGGGGCCAGCCAAGCGACTTTAAAGCGCCCATTAATGTCTGGAGAAAACACCACTTCTGTGTCTTTGTCTCCGTCTTTCCAGTTGAAGTTACCCCTTACTATAGGGCTTGGGAAGAGTTCGTCGTTGTATTGGATCTGCTCATATATCTTACCTACGTTAAACAAGCTGCCATCAATACTGTCTCTAAAGGCCTCGTCCGTAGTGAAAGGGAACTGTCTTGTTATCTCGTTCAGTTCAGATGCATCATGCTTTAGAGCGGCCCTTTCATTCTTTAGGTAGGTTTTCGACCCTATAACAATCTGTTCGCCGTCCAGCCCGATGATTGGTGTTTCAGGGTTTTCCGTAACTGGTCTACCATGTATATCAAAGAAACCCTCTAAAGACTCATGTGCAGGTATAAACAACCTATACAGCCCCGTTCTAGTCCTACCGTTAGCATTTCTCTCCAAAGGATCGGAATCCCTCCATAAAACCTTGTATTCTTTACCCCCTTTCCCCATAGGGTTTACGGTACTTCCTACCATGGCTTTACCTACTACTTTTTTACCAACAATAAGACAGGTTCTTTGTACCCTCCAGGCATCTCTAATGTC